GGCTAACAATTTCACGATTACCGCTGAAGCTGATAACGGTACATTGAAACTGGCTCGGGGTAATGCAGGTGCGACCACGCAGGATATTTTGGTGGTTGATGCTGCGGGATATTTAAAACCCGGTGTTCTTCCGAATTATGCAAACGATGCGGCTGCGGCATCTGGTGGTGTTCCGGTGGGTGGGCTGTATAGAAACGGCAGTGTCGTAATGTATAGGGTTAGCTAATATGTCAATCACAATCAAATCAAATCCAGACGGTGTATCGGGTGCCATTCAAGTTAATGGTGTTGATAAGGTAACTATCGGCGCTAGTGGTATTCAAAGCGGCGTACTTATTACTTCGTATGCAAACGATGCCGCAGCAGCCGCTGCTGGTGTCCCTGTAGGGGGTCTTTATCACACGGCAGGAACGGTAAAAATCAGACTGACATGATTCGCTATCTATTTCTACTCTGCATCTATATCCCATTTTATTTACTGGCGATGGTAGTGGCACCAGCGTTGCCGCTATTCGCAGAACTACGCAATGGACCTATTGATAACAATAATGGCTACGGCGTTGAGCCAAGATTACCTAATTGGCTTTCTTGGTTTGACACCAGTTACGACAATAGCCTATGGGGAGATCAGGGGTGGCGCACAAAGCATTGTCCTAAGTATTGGCAAACTTATCTTGGCACGGTGCTCTGGCTTTGGCGTAATCCTGCTGCTGGATTCTGCTGGCAAGTTCTAGCTGCACCGATTTACACAGATACCACGTTCACACTTACTGACTCCGGAAACGGACTGAATGTAGATAAAGGACAAGGTACATTCGGATGGTTCAAGATCACTTCTAGTTCTGGGTATTTTCAGTATCGCAAAGTTAAAAAACTTTGGGGTAACAAGGCGTGGACATTTGAGTGTGGTTGGTTACTAGACAATTACATGAAAGATCGTGAAGCAAGGGTCAAGCATCCAAGAGCAGTGTTTCAGTTCCAACCTCAAATACGAACAGTAAAGAAAGAAACGTAATGACAGATACCCATAACAGACTAACGGAAGATCATCGACTAACAGAAATTGAAATTAAACTTGATAAATTAACCGCTGATGTTGAAGACTTAGTTGCTGCTTGGAAAGCGGCTGCTTGGTTAGTTAGTGTTGTTAAGTGGTTAGGCGGTCTTGCAATTGCTGGTACTGCAATTATTACATTTATGAAAGGAAGGTAATATGGCCACAAGCGGCTCAACAGATTACTCACAAACTAGAGATGATATTATTAAACGTGCTTTACGTTTAATTGGTGCTCTAGCACAAGGAGAGTCTCCAACAACCGATCAGGTCACAGAAGCCGCTGTCGCTCTCAATGGCCTTGTTAAAGCTTGGGAGGCAGATGGTATGCCTCTTTGGGCTATCAAAGAACGTACAATTACTTTACAAGCAACTACTAATACATATACATTAACGACACCAAAACCACTTAAAGTTATTCAAGCTTGGTATAGAAATGTAACATCTAATGTTGATGTTCCAATGCGAGTAATTACTAGAGATGAATATAATAGGTTAGGTAATAAGTCATCTGCTGGTACTCCAATTCAAGTGTACTATGAACCACGTAGGGATGATGGTATACTGCATGTTTTCCCAACACCATCAGCAACTGATGCTGCTAATGTTAGTATTCATATTGTATATCAAGCACCATTTGATGACTTTGATCAGGCCACAGATACACCAGATTTTCCACAGGAATGGTATGATGCTGTTACCTATGGACTAGCCACACGACTAGCTCCTGAGTATGGCCTGCCAATCCCAGACAGAAAAACTCTGTGGCAAGAAATGTCGATCATCAAACAAGATGCGTTAAACTTTGGCTTGGAGGAGGGTTCGATTTACTTCCAAGTAGATCGTAGAGGTTACTAATGGCACAAGTACCCGGCCTTGGGTTAGATCAATCACAACTTGCTGATGTAATTAATCAACAGTATAAAGGTTATAGTCAGAAGCAGCGAAATCAAATGATGCAGTCTGCTGCTACTACTCCTGATAACTGGGGTGCAATTACACAACAAGCAAACAAGACTGCAACACAACCAACAGAATTTCTTGGTGCTGGTCGTACCGATAACATTCCAACTGTATCACAGAATGGACAACAACTAACTGGGTATGATAACTCTAATCTAAGTTCGTTGTATAACATGAACTCTGGTTATCGTGGTACTCCTTTCGATTACACAGATAGTGCTGGTAAGGGTTACTATAATACAGATACACAAAATAGAATTGAATCCTCCGGACCTAACTTTGTTAGTGGTACTAAGACTAGTTATGACTTAAACCAAACACAAGCCGGTGGCTACTACTTCTCTGATCCATGGGGGTTTTCACACTCATTAAGTAAAGCTGGTAACAATAAATACTTTGTATCAGAAAATACATTAAATGAAAATACTAGATCAGGCACTGCTGATACATGGTATAGTTTAAATCCAAATGCCGATCTTAGTGGATTACAGTATGGTCAATTTCAAGGACAGAACGGTTTATTCTTTGATCCAACAAAAACCAATTTATCAAGTCTACTAACACCGGGTAGAAATAACTCGGCATATGCAGAGAAGAAATCAGGTGGTATTCTAGCCCCATTAAATAAAGCATTATCTTATATTGATCCCTTGGGACATGCTATTGAAGGTGGTGTTGCTGATTTACTAGGATATGATTCTGGCTTAGATATGGTACGTAACCTAGGTGAACCTATTGGAAACTTAGCTGGTGCTATTTTTTCTTATGGTGTTCCTTGGGGTTCTATTGCAATGGGTGCAGAGAATGCCTCAACAGGTAACTGGGAGGGTGTGGGTAACAATGCTATTAACGGTCTAGCTTCTTATGCAGGAGCTAATGTTGGTTCTTCTGGTGTTATGGGAACTAATATGTCTCTAGGTAGTGCTGCTGCTAACTCTGCTGCTAACAATATGATCATCAACGCTGGAGCTAACTATGCTAGAACAGGTAATTTAGAGAATGCACTGAAGGCTGCTGCGTTTAGTACAGCCGCTGGTTCTGCTGGTAATTGGCTAGGAAATGCAACCAGCGGTTCTTTGGGTGAAATTGGTTCTAAAGCTTTAGGCGGTGCTGCCTCAGGTGGATTAAACTCATTGTTCTCTAAAAATAGTCCAGTGGCTGGTTCCTTATTTGGTGCTATGTCTGGTGGTCTACATGGTTTCTTAAACTCCACAGATCGTAGTAATAACACATACAATAGAGAACAAGATACAAAGAATAGAAATACAGCACAAACTGCTACTAAATTAGCAAGGCTATTTACAAGGAAGTAATATGGCACAACAAAGACAAACTCCCGGCGTTCCAGAGGTAACACGTTTACCTTTAATGGGAGCCTACTCAAATAGAGGATCAGATGCTAATAAAGATCAACGCTTTGTTAACATCTTTCCAGAAACACGTAAGGTGGAGCAACTAGAGAATACCAAAATCTTCTTAAACAAGCGTCCGGGGTTGTCTGTATATAAAGACTTTGGTGCTGGTGAAGGACGTGGGGCTACTTACTTTAATGGTAAATTCTATGTTGCTATTGGTAATACTCTCTATGAAGATGGTGTAACACCAACATCAAAGATTACCTTTAGTTCTTCTACTGGACATGTGGGACTCTTGCTAGGAAACTCTAGCACTATTGGTGACTACTTGTTCGTAACAGAAGGTACTGCTGCTTGGATTATCGATACTGCTGGAACAGTAACACAAATCCTAGATAGCTCTATTCACTCTATCACTCTCACTGCCGCAGGTTCTGGATACACTAATGGAACATACTCACTGAGTTTTACTGGTGGTGGCGGTACAGGCGCTGCTGGTACTTATACTGTCGTAGGTAATGTTGTGACTTCTCTTTCACTAACATCAGTTGGTTCTGGTTATACCTCAACACCTACTATTGGATTCCCATCTGGTGGTGGTACTGGAGCTACGGCAGGATGCTCTATAAATGCAATTCCTTTTCCACACATTCCTGTTCCAATCTTCATTGATGGTTATGTAGCACTGGCTAAAGGTAGTGATGTTTATACTTGTGATGTAGATACACCAACCAAATGGACAGCAAGTAACTTCCTATCTGCTGAGATGTTTCCTGACCCAATCGTAGGATTGTCAAGACAGAATAACCAAGTAGTAGTGCTAGGTCATAACTCAATTGAGTTTTTCTATGATGCTGCTAATGCTGCTGGTAGTCCTTTAAGTCGCAATGACTCTACTACAATTCAGATGGGTTGTGCTGCTCCTTATGCTATTATTGGTAATGAGAAGTATATCTTCTATGTTTCACAATCAGACTCTGGTGGTAGAGCAGCTTGGATCATTGATGGTTTCCAACCAAAGAAAGTATCTGATGAATATATTGAACGTATCCTAGATGCTGAAGTAGATATGTCAGATTGTCGTGGCTTTGGTCTTCGTACTAAGGGTCACTTGTTCTATGTACTTAACCTTAAAACTTCAGGAAGAACTTTAGTATATGACTCAGATGAAAAGTTATGGCATGAGTGGTCTTCTTACTCCGCTGGAAATCATTCAGTTTTCCAATGCGATTGTATGGCAGACAACTCTACTGGCTCTGCATATCTTCTACATTCATCCAACGGAACACTTTACAAATTAGATACAACCTGTTATACTGATGGTACAGATCCTATTCTATTAGAACTTGTTACTAATAGATATGACATGGATACTTATCATAGGAAGTTTATGCACTCATGTAAGATCGTTGGTGATAGATACTCTACTGCAAATAGTATTAATCTACAATGGACTAATGATGATTATCAAACATGGTCTAATGTTAAAACTATTAGTCTAACAGACGACTTTCCTGCTTTCCAACGTCTTGGTGCTTTTCGACGTAGAGCATTTAAGATCACACACAGTTCTGATAATCCTTTACGCTTAGAGAGCCTAGAAGTAGAATACACCAAGGGGGATACATAATGGCTAATGGATTACCACCACCACCAGTTAACGATCAACCGGGTTCCTTTGCTTGGCTTGAATGGTATCGTCAGTTACGGAACTATGTATCTACCTCTGGTTCTGTACCTTGGTATATTATTAACTTCTCTGGTTCTAATCTAACCGACCTAGCAACTAGATTACATAATCAAACACAAGGATTGCAGGGTGGTACATCTGGTGAGATGTATCACTTGACCTCTACTCAACATAGTGGTATAATTGGTGGTATCAATACTACCTTACATTATCATGATTCTGATCGAGAGAGAGCAAATCATACTGGAACACAAGCATACACAACTATTACTGGTTTAGGACCGTTGGCTACACAAGCAGCAGGTTTTACTGGTACTGTAGCTCTTGCTAAGTTAACGACTGGTGGAACGAATGGGTCTATGACTCTTTCTAATGGTGTTGTAACAGCATACACCGCACCAACTTAAAGGATAAACAATGGACGATTATGATTTCGATTTACAGAGCCAACTAGATGCACAAGAAGGATATTCACAGAATGATTCTTGGGGTGATTCTAGTCAGGCTGGTATTGACTACCTAGCAAACCAACAAGATTGGAATTTTGGTAACTATCAAGATATGAATTTTGATTACAATTTATCCAATGAGCCTATGCCTAATTGGCAACAGAGCGGTACTGATTGGGGTAGTGTTGATCAGCAACTTGGTACTAACTTCTCAAACCCACTAATGGATATTCAGAACTCACTACCAACAATGGGTGGTGTTCAAAATACTTTGTCTGGTTTATTCAATAACAAAGGTTTTGTTACTGGTCTTGGCGCACTTGCTGAGGGTTATCAAAACAAAAAGAAAGCTGCTGCTTTACAACAGATGGTTAGTCAGAATAGACAACCATTAGATCC